ACTATATATTCATCAGCATCATTTGTGTAATCAATAAAGAAAGTTAAATATTGATAAACACCAATAGGACTATCATAATATTTATATACTTTACTTTCTTGAAATAAATTCATTGGAATAAATGTATTATCTATTGAATTATTATAACCATCAAAATAATTTGTATAGCCATTTGTAGCAACATAAGTTGTTGTGTCTAATAAAGTATAACTTCCAATAGTTGTTGCTTTATATCTTTTAACTTTAACATAGCACCAATTATTACTTTCTTCTTGTGCTGGTATATTTACAAAAAATGGATTAATTATATCAATAAACTCTTTAACATAATTTGATATATTGTAAATGTTTTTAGTTTGTGTTGCTGATGCTGCTTTTTTGCTTAAAGTATAAGTAGCTGTTGCTGGTTCACTTTCACCTTTATGCCATATAAATAATTCAACTTTACTTTCAAGTTGACTTGCTTCATCTACTTCTATAAAATAAGGACTTCTTACAAATATTACTTCCATTTTATTTATTTGTTATTGTGTAATCTATTAATGTTTCTATATCGTCACCAAATGCTTTTATTAAATCTATATCTATGTATTTCTTATATCCTGCTTCAAATGGTTTAGTAAAAAATAAAGAAGGTTTAATACCTTGTGCAAATACTCTTTTAGCTAATATAAATCCTATTGTTTTGTAATTGCCTTTTTTAAACTTTCCTTTTTCATCTCTTAATCTTATGTTCTTTTGTTTTGCCCATAATTCAAATACTTTTGAAGGTGGTCTTTTAGTTTTAAAACTAAATCTACTATTTGGTGCTTTTTGTTTTCCATTCTTTACTAAACTTGGATTAGAACCTTTAACACCTTCATCTTGATAAAAGCCATAATCAGGCATACTAAACCCTAATAAGAAATAATTATTTTCAAATAGTATTTCACCTTTGATTTGATTATAAAGTTGTTTAGAAACGTTCTTATTGCCTTTAGATAAATTACTTCTTGCTTGTTGAATAACATATTTCTTATATCTTTCTAAAACTTCTTTAGTAGATGTTAAATTATTAGCATTCATTTTCGCAACTTGTCATTTCATTACTAACTATAACATCAAATGTAACAGTCCAACCAGCTATTTTGTTTTCAAACCTATCTACAAATGGTTCACAATTTGGTGTACCTTGTAACTGATATAAATCATCAAATAAACTTCCCCTTCTTAATACTTCTAATAATCTATTAATAACCATTAGTTGAGTATGCAATACATCTTGTTCATTATCATTTGTCAAAAACTGGTCTGTTTGTTCTGTCTTACTAAAGTCAACAACATCCATACATAGAACTGATATATTAAATAGCCAAGTGTTACCGTTGTAAGTTGCATTGTTTACAATAATATGCGACAAAGGAAACATAGTTTGCTTGTTTAAATCAATTTCAAATATATCACCAGAAGATACTGTATTGACAAAAGCATCTTTATATAGTTGGTCTTTTATTGTTGTTGTTATTTGGTAAAATCCTTTCATTATCTTTTTATTAATTCTGTTTCTATTTGGTTCTTTTCTTTTTCAAATGTTAAAAATGTTAATGCAACTGATAATCGAAGTCTGGAAATATCTTCAAATCTTCTAACGTCTCCTTGAGCAAGAGCATAGAAGCTGCTATACCAACCCCATTTACTTCCAAATTGTGATTGTTTACTATATTCTGAAACTCCTTGTTGTTCTCCAAATAATGTATCGTAGACTTCAACAATTCGTTGCCTAAATTGTAAAAAAAAACCACTGCACCTAATGCTACATCAACTGGCATAAACTTCATAGCATCACAATATGTATAGCTTCCGTTGTATTCTTCAATCTGATATTTATCTTTTAACTTCTTTGTTACTGGTCTGTATAATACTGCCATTGCATTGTGCATCATATCCCAATTACTTATGTACTTATCTAAATCAGTATATTCACCTAATGTTATTTCATCAAGGTTAGTTATAAAACCAAATTCAGTATTACCTAATTTAAACGTTCTTTTCAAATCATATTTTTGTGTAAACAGATTTGATAAGTTAGTTGTTATTTCATTAACATCTTTAAAACTTATTTTAGCAGCATTCTTTAAATCTATACCACAAAATATTTCAACCATTTTATGTTGAAGAAACTCACCATCTGGATTATCTTTTGCAATAGATAAAAACTTTTGATACTGCTCTAATGTTATTTCTGATAAACTTGTTGGTATTGTAATCTGTAACTTCATTATCTGTTATTGTTTTTTATTTAAAAATAAAATAAAGTTCATATTGTATTAAACAAAAAAAAGACCTACATTTCTGCAAGTCTTTCTTCAACCATTATTAACCTAAATTTAAACCAATTCTTTTACACTTTCTATTTTCTTATGTACTATATTCATATCATAGAATTTTCTTTGTGCATCTATTTCATTATAAGCATATAGTTCTAATTCTACATCTGTGCTTTCATCATTTCTTTCTGTCCAGTAAGTTATTAAATATTTTGTCATATATGTTTTCATTTGTTTGTTATTTTATACAAATATAATTATATTGTTTTAAATAAAATACATTTTAACTTTTATTTAACATAGTAACTTATAAGTTACGTTTCAAAGTTTTCATCGTACATCATTCCAATATGTAAATCAATTAAAGCTAAAGACTTTCTTTTTATTTCTTTAATTTTAAAAGCATCTTCTTTGCTTATCATTCCTGTATCAAATCCTTCAACTGAACTTAATGCTTGATTGCACATAGATATAATTTCATATCTTGTATCACATTGTTCAAACTCCATATTTTCAAATATATCTTCTTCTTCTTTCATTACTTTTTGTGTCAATATAAACCTTAATTTTAATAGTTATGTTACAACGAAAGGTAATCACTTGCTACACTATACATTTGTTTCATCTTTTTTATTTCACCTACATTTCTTGGTAAGTTAATCTGAACTTCTATTCCTTTAACGTGATGTATATAACATTGTATTGCTGCTATTATTTGTCCGTAAGTCATTAGTAAAATGATATTATAATGTTATTTTGCATATATTTTAAATATTAAAAGTATTAAATACACTTAAAATAACAATATAATGTTATTAGTATATAAAATAGTTTCCTTTATGTGGATTTTCTAATTGACTTGTCATTGCATATCGCATAGCATCTATTGCGTGGTTATATGCATCAATAGGTCTATTCATTTTAATTCCTGTTTTATCAGTTTGCCAAATGTAGTTTCTTAATTCATTTATTAAGTTCTTGCTTCTTGATGTTACATAAACTTTGTTTTGATTAATTAAATTAAGACCAAATAAGATACTATCTTTTCCTTTTGTAACTGGTAACACATTGTGACCATAACTGTTTAATTCAGCTATTGATTTTGGTTCAGCACTATCAGCGTAAACAAAATTGTTTACATTATTTGCTTTTAATAGATTTGATATTTCGCTATTTAATAAACCCTTCTTATAAATTACTTCATCAAATATATAAGCATCATTATATTTATACATAGTTACTAAACTTGTTGGGTCATTACTATAACCAAAGTCCATTCCGTAACATAATATTCTTGCATCAGTTGGTAAATCTATTTCTTGCCAATCTGGAATGCATACACCTTCTAAAGAACCTGTTTGACCTAACCCATAAACTTGCCACCAGTTTGACCAATATGTAGATGTTAATGCTTTTACTTTTGCTGCTTCTATTTCTTGAACTATTGTTTCTGATAATGCTTCATTGTCTAAATAAGTTAATGTAATAAAATCAACATCTGATTGTGTTAATATTTCTTTATCAACCCAAAATGCTGAAGTAGGATTATAATCTAACCATATATCACCTGAAGTTCTAATTGCTAATTGATAGTAACTTTCAAAATCTATATTGTTGCACTCATTAACATATAAGATTGTTCTTCTTGCACCTCTTAATTTATCTGGCTGGTCTACACTAAAGAATTCAATATAACTACCATTTGCAAATGTGTATTTTAAAGTAGACTTATTAAACTGTGCATCATTATATCTACCTAATGCCATTATAATCTTTAAGAAATCTTTTAATGCACCTCTTCTTAAATGTGGTATACTTTCAGATACAACACTAATTTCTAAATTAGGTTCTTTAATTGCTTTATCAATTAGTAAAGGTAGAATACCAAATGTTTTACCAGCTGATGTTCCACCTCTAATAACTTTAATACGCTTCTTTAAACGTAATAACTTTTTAATTGCAGTAGTTAATATAAACTCCATAAGATAATGCTTTAAACTTCATCTAAATCAATATTAAAGATAGGTTGTTCATTTGTTAAAGTTATATCTTTTGTTTCTCTTGGTTTACCTGCATAGTAGTTATAAAATAATTGTGTGAATTTAAAATCACCAGCATCTAATCCAGCTTCTAATGCTTTAAATGCTTTTTCTTCTAATGGTTTTAATCTTTCAATTAGTTTTACTTCTTCTGCTTTTGATGGTCTACCAGCACCTTCTCTTTTGCCACCATAGTTATTATCATTCATCTTGAAAAAATTTGTTTATTCAAATTAAAAATAATAGTTTTTGTTTATTGTTTATATAACTTACCTAATTCAATAGCTATTTGTTTCCATTCATCTAAACCTTGTTTAATATAACCTTATACTACAAATCTATTATATTCTTTGCTATACTTATTATAAAGTATGTATGCTCTTTGTTCTGGTGTCATTAATTTCCTTTTTTAATTAAGTAATACCATAAAGATATTAATTTTTCTCTTATAAATTCATAAGCTATTAATACTAAAATATATTTCATAAGTTCACTTGTATTTTCATTATTGGGCAGCTCATTTTGTGATTATCATTTTCTAAATTGCAATGTCTACATTTACCATTAGGATAAAACATATCACAATTATCTGCATCATCTTCTCTACTAAACATTCCATACGATTGCCATACATCTGATGCTGGTGCTGTAAACCTGTAACAGTAATCTTTTGAAGGGCATAAACTATCATTACATTTTGCTATATCTGCCATAAGTTAAAATTTTATATCTATTATTATAAATACTATTGCTATTGATATTTCATTGCTACCAATTACAATTCCTAAACTAAATTTGTCGGTGTAGTTTGTTTCTATTCTCATCTTATTAAAGTTTAATGTTTCTATTCATTTTATATAATGCTTGTAATCTTTCTACAATTATTTGCCATTGTTCTGTTCCTTCTGTTTCTATTAGTAGTTGTTGTATGTTGTTTACTATGTTGTAATTGTTTCTTGGTTTTTGTAGGTTAGTAATCGTTTCTTGCAAGTTTACTATTTCTTCAGATAGCTTCATTACATCTATTTGTAGATTTTGTATTAATTCATCTTTAGTCATATCTAATATATGTTCTGATGTTGCATAATTTAATCTTTGTAATATTTGTTTCCTAAATAGTTTTAGTGTTGGATTAAACTGCTCAAACATATCATAATTCTTTAATGAATGTAATACAGTTGCGTGGTCTTTTCCTACTGAAGCACCAATAGATTTTAATGATTTCTTTTTATCTATTTGCTTTAATACTTTATAATAGATTGCACGTGCTTCTATTGTTTCTCTTTTTCGTGTTACTTCATTTATATCTACACCTGTAATTTCTTGTATTGCTTTTTTTAATTGTAATGTTATTTGCGTTTCCATCTAATTTTTATCTTTTGTTTTTTACTTTGTTTTATTAATTCTGTTA